ACGCGTAAATGCTGTCATTTCTCGTAAAGTGGAAAATAAAATATCCCCATCTAATAATACAGATGGTTATATAGGTTTTTGGGTGACTGGTGCTCCTTCTCCAACTTGGTATAAAAAAACTTTTATGGCAGATTTAGATATGGCACAAGGTGCGGGTCAAGGAAATCGTATTGGTAATCAATATAAATTAAAGAAATGGATTGTAAAAGGAACAATTCATCCATCACAAGAAGTAGACCCTACAGCATCAACTGGTCAATATTTAAGATATTCTTATCAAGGGTTCGCTATGCTTTATTTAGTAAAGAAAGTTATAGGTGATGAACCAGAATCAAACTTACCTAGTTTTTTCCAAAATGGCAATTCCGCTTATGATGCTACTGGGTCTTATATAGACCATTTACTAAAAGTAAATAATGATAGATACAAAGTTTATTATCGTAGAAAATTTAAGTTAGGACCTTCTCAATCTTATCAAGGTGGACTTGATAATAATAAAATGTTAAGTAATAATGATTTTAGATTAACAGCAGATTTTGGTTTTGATATATGTAAATATATAGGTAAAAACGCTACTATTAAATTCAATGATAGTGCAACTAATGCTAATTATCCTTCATCAATGAGAGGTTTATCTCTAATGGTTGTATGGTCTCCTCCATTCGGTAGTTTTTCAGCAACTACTTTAGCAAGTTCAACTACATTTTATAAAGTTACTTGTCATTCTCATTTTGAATATGAAGATGCTTAATTATTTAATATAGTCAATAATATTTATGACGATATTAGATGTAAGAGTGAAAACTCACATACCCACGCAAGTCAAGCGAAAATGCCCTGTGGGTAGTGGTGAAGACCACTACGGTATTGAAGAGCGCGACACAAGCGATGCGTCATCAAGACGCGTCTTAAGTTATTTGACATCCCATTCATCATCAGAATCCAGTTCCGTATCTCTTAAATTAGTGATAACCCACCTATCCGCAGAAAGTTTATCTATATCTTTTGGCGGAAAGTTAGCAAAACAAATTAAATGTGGCGAGTTAAATATCTTAGTTCCAGTTTCGTACTTAGTATTGCAAACCATACCATTTTTTATACTTTCTAGGGCAGAATAAGAAACAATACCTTCATTTGCTCTTGGAATATCAAACATTACACAATTACACTCGTTCATATTTTGATTAAAAACCAAATTCATTATATCACTCATTTTCCCACCATTACAAAATAAAACCTTATGCTTTACGATACAATATTTGATAAATTGAGATTTGCCAATATTTCCTTTGTTTTCATAGAACCAATAGACTTTTCTGTCGTCAGGTTCTGTTAATATTAAGTCTTCTACTTTTTTCTGCCAATCGTATAAGGTTTGTATTATCTTTATGGGTTTGGGGCGTCCTATTGAAACTACTATATTGTTATCTTTAGAACAGTATATATCGTTTTGTTCTCTTGAACCTTTTGCTTTTTCAAAATGAATTCTTTTATTATTGAAAATGCTACTTGGGCGTGCTTTGGATTTTAATTCAAAGTATCCTTGTAAATGGGGCGTGCCATTATCCCCTACCTCTTTTTCTATAGTGGCATATTTGCAATATTTGGAACAAATGGAACTAATTGAACTTAATTCTTCTTCAGTCCAATTATTTAACACCATAATCCATCTAATAGAACAAGAGATTTGCTTAGTTGAGGAGGAATTAGTATTACCCTCCTCAACGGAACTATCGGAACTACTTTTTGCCATTTTTATAAATTATAAAAATATTTTAATTTTTCTAAACCTTTAGGAATAATTTCAAAAAAAGTGCGTTTATTTGTAAAAATTATTTTCTCACACTATATTATATATTTTATTCTTAGTTGAATGGGATATACTAACGGATTTTCGAAATTTAAGAAAACTTATGGAAAAAAAAAATCATTGGGTTCATACCTTAGATTTTTAAATAAAAAACCTTTCGGCAAGTATGCTAAGAAAACTTCTCAACCAAAAGTATCTTTTGCTAAACGCGTAAATGCTGTCATTTCTCGTAAAGTGGAAAATAAAATATCCCCATCTAATAATACAGATGGTTATATAGGTTTTTGGGTGACTGGTGCTCCTTCTCCAACTTGGTATAAAAAAACT